CTTACCTCGCTGTCCTCTTGCGCCCTTATCTCCTTTGAGTAGGGCAACTTCCTCGTCGTCTAGGTCGCTAAACTTAAGTTTTAGTTCTTCTTTTTTCTTGTTAATTAAATTTAATATTTCGGACTTAACTAAAGATAAATTCTCTTCTAAGTTAAAATCTCTTCCGTCTACCCCACTCGCACCTGGAACACCTTTAGGTCCACGTTCGCCTTTAAGCTCGGCTTTATCTTCTGGAGACAATGCCGGGTACTTAGGAAAAACTTCCTCAACAAAATTCTGTATTTCTTGTTTGTGGTCTTTTAGATGAAAGTCATTTCCGTCTTGTCCATCTCTCCCTCTAAATCCTCTTGGGCCGCGTATGGGCTCAATCCGGGAAACATGTTCATGTACAGCATCCTCCGCCAATCTAAGGGCGAGGGCCATTAAGACTTCATTCTTCACTATTCACCTAATGCGCTCAAGGGCGATTTTAGTCTCTAGTTACACTCTACTTACTTTTACTCAGCAAGAAATCTTTTACAACTGCCCGCAACTCTTTCTCTTCTTCCTCGTTTAGATCGTCTTGCGCTGTACTCTCTTTAACTTTATTTATTTGAGAGTCCACAATTTCGTCTATCCTGTCGGCAGGGGAGAAGTTGTTTGTGGCAATGAAGAATCTTTCTCCACCTTCGTAGGGGCTCATGCCCTCTTTTTGTCTGATTTCATTTGGAGTCATAGCGGCGTTCTGCATCATACGATTAAAGTATTGAGAGCGAGTTTCCATGTCGCCTCTAAATACAGCGTACATGTCGAACTCAGTTTTTCTACCGCCTCTTCTATTATTTAGAAGTTTCACATCTGCTTCGCACTCTAGGTTTCTGGCCCAAGCATCTAAGGTATCTGTGGCCACTTCTAAGTTGGCATGTTCAATATTGTTGTAAGTGGCAGAGTCTCCATCAAATAGTTTTGTCGGAGGCACGCCAAGGAATCGGGCTATTTCAAACACAGAAAACTTTCTGGTTTCTAGGAATTGTAAAACATCTGGGGCAAGTGACACAGGCTCAAACTTTGCGCCCTCTTCAAGCACTGCCGTCCCTCCGGCCTTTCTCCCGCCGTGAGCTTCTTGCCAAGACTCTTTAATTCTTTTAAAGGCTTCATCGCTTAAACTTCCACCCACTTCTATAACGCCACTTGGCATACCGCCATTGGAGAATAGCCCATTGGCAAATTGATCTGCCCCTAGACTAATCCCTAATGTGGTCGTAGCGTAACTAACTACTCCCTGGCCCATAACTCCGTTGTCGCTTGTAATGAAGTTCTTTAAGTGAAACACATCTTCTTTTGCTAGGTACGCATCTTGTCCCGGATATGCAGCAGAGCCGCCTATAATTCTATAGATTAGGTTTCCGTCTGGGTCTCTCCAGGGCTGTACGTCTCTTGGGTCCATAAGCCAAAGTTGAGTTGGCATTCCACGCAAGTCTCTTACAATTTCTGCGTAGCTATTTCCAAAAATAATGGCCCATTGGACCATGCAGTTTTTAAAGTGAAATGCATTTACTTCTGGGTTGGGGGCGACTTGTAAAAGATTTGAAAGGGAGTTGTTTACGAGTTTGTTATCCGCGTCTTTTATCTCCCAAGGTATTTTAGAAATCTGAGTGGAGATATATGTAAGGCCTCTGTAAAAAGCAGACACCTCTTTGGCACTGTCAGGAGATACTACTGAGCCTCCTGACAATTGAATATATCGCCTAGGGGATTGCGGTTGCCTGGGGCGGTACTTCTTATTTTTAAAGAATGGTAGTTTCCAGGCCATAGCTAATCCTCAGAAATGAATTATAGTTCTAACTCAGACTCGTCTTTCTTTCCTAAAAGGTCAAGACTTGCTTCTTTCTTAGACTTAGCGTCTTTCTTAACTTCTTTCTTATCTTCTTTCTTAACTTCTTTCTTAACTTCTTTCTTTACTTCTTTCTTAGGTATTTCTTTGGCATCTACAGCTAAGTTTCTTTTAAGCCATCGATCTGCTTCGCCTTTATCGTTACTTACTTCAACTTCTTGGCCTTCTTTGTACTTGAGTTCTCCTCTATACATGGCATCGCCTATAAATCTAAGTTTCATAATTCACTCCAATGAGAAAAAAGGGCCCACGTGGGCCCTTATTCTTGTGTTTAAATATCTTACTAAAGCTCTAGTTCGTAAGCAGGAAGCTTGTCGGCAGGACCAACATAAATAGCGTGAACAAGACGAGCAGTAGCGTCACCAGTAACATCTACTGAAAAGTGGCTAAAGTCATTGTTTACGTCTAAGTCTTCTGCGAGTACTTCAAAAGCGAAAACCGCTTTATCTACATCTGCTACTGCGAACAAGTCGTAACTTGCAGCGGCAGAAGCAGGCTCAACTTTCGTAAAAGAAGAAGCAGCATCTACTTTGTGGTAGTACATGTTATCGACTGATAAGTCTTTAGAGTCACCCGCAGAGGCAGCATTGTGTTGTCTAAGAGTTAAGCTCAAAGCTGCACTAGCTGTAGCTGCCACAGAAACTAAAACAGTTACTCTGTGTAGGTTTTCTAGAGAAATACGCTCGCCATTGACGGCAGAGGCACTTACTTCTTGTGGGACAATTCCGTCCTTAATCCCATATTCTTCTGCTAAAAACGCTTCCATATAATTTCTCCTTAAAAGGTTTTGTTCATTTTAATTGTACATCTTAAAAAGGCCCTAGTTTCCTAGGGCCTATTATTTATCTGTCGGCCAAAGTAACGAAACCTGACATTTCATAGTTACCATATTGAGTCACAACTGGACTCTTGAATGGACAAGATCCGTCAACTCTCATGATGAACTTATAAGCAGTTTGGTCACGATCAAAGTAAAGGTGAGTAGAAACATCGCTTCTAATACCAGCACTTTTCATGATTGAGTAGTAGTAGCTCAGGTCAGCAAACATAATGTCGCCTTCGTCACCTAGGGCCTTCATACCACCGAGTAGTGGAAGGACTGGTCGTCCAAGAAGTGTCCCATAAGGAGTCTGATTCATTTGTGAACCAGGAGCAATATAGATGAAGTTACCATTGTCGTCAGTCATAGACTTAAGTTGTTCTTCAACTTCTGGGTTGATAAACCATACAGCGTTAGCACGTGAACGAGGAATCATTCTGCTATACATTTTGATTACGTTACGAGCAACAACTGTGTCGGCATCTTGTCCAGACTCGGCAGCTACAGTTACTTTAAAACCAGAAGTCAAAATCCCTTTTGGTTTGCCAATGCCATTACCAGTAAGGATAGCTTCGTTGATTTTGTGCATAATAGCTTCTGGGGCCATGGCACGAATATAGCTTTCAAGAGCAACGGCATCTTCAAGAAGTTCGTCAGTTGTTTTCACAAGAGCGGCTACTTTATGAAGTCTCCAGTTTGCTTGTCCAAAGCTGTGGTCAGAGCCAGTGATGGGTTGGCCTTCGGCGGTCCAGTAGGCTTGTACGCCACCTGTCCAAGGTTGGTTTTCATCAGTTGGAAGGCTAAGAGCGTTTCCGCCGATAGGGAATTGTCGTGTACGACTAATAAGAGCTTCGTCTGAGCCCATTTTCTGAGCGATTTCTTCTCTCATTTCTTCTGGTACAAGAAATCCACCGTCTTCACCGTTCTTCTCATACATTGTATTTTGAAAACGCTTGTCGATGTCTCCGGCAGAGGCACGTTTAACGGCCATAAGGAAATCACCTGAGCTCTCAAATCCGCCCAACTTGTCTTTCTTAGTTTTAGAAACAGTTACGGCACCGTAAGAGTTGCTTGAAGCAGCGTTCTCGATTGTCTTAGTAGCTGTTTGACGCTTAGGAGCAGAAGCAGTTTGTTTCATTACTTCAATGCGCTCTTTAGCTTCAATGTTTTTCTTAAGCCCGCCGAACTCATCGTTAAGGGCATTTACTTCTTCTACTTGCTCGTCACTGAAACTTTCAATGTCTTGAAAATCTTCTAGCTTAGAAACGATTTCCGCAAGTCTCGCTTTCATTTGTTCCAAATTCATAACTTTTCTCCTATAAAATGGTTTTAGTTAAGCTACGCTACTTGCGAGCTAAAAACTCTTTAATATTATTTTTGAAGTCTTTGACCTTTTCACGGGCCATTGCATCTCGTGTTTTCATATTTGGTCTAGACTTAATCCAGTTAGCATTCTCGATTAAACTAGCGGCAACTCTCATCTGAGACTCATCATTGTCAGAAATTCTATCTGCAAATCCCATTTCAACTGCCTCTTCTGCATTAAGCCAAGTATCTTTCATGAGCATTCTAGAAATCTCTGCACTAGAAAGTCCAGTTTTTCTAGAATAAATTCCAGTCATCTGTGCTTCGATCTTATCCAGTACCTCGATCATGTCTTCCATTTCTCGGGCATTACCCATAACTCCTGACATAGGAGCGTGGACCATGAAGAAAGCTCCTTCGCCTATAATGACCTCGTCTCCGGCCAGTGCGATAATTGAAGCAATAGAAGCGGCCATGCCGTCTACATGTACAGTGACCTTGGCCTTATGTTGTCTTAGTCTTTCATAGATTGTGACGCCATCAAATACTGACCCGCCTGGAGAATTTATTCTTAAGTTGATCTTCTTAACTGACTCTGGAAGGGCCTTAAGCTCGTCCGAAAAAGACTTGGCCGACACTGAGTCTTCCCAGAAGTCATCCCCTACTGCGCCATATAAAAGTATGTCCGCCTCGGATTGTCTGGCCTCAATTTTAAACTCAGTTTTAGCTTTAGCTGTGTCAATTAATTTCATAAATAGTCTCCTAGCTAAAAGACTAGATATGAAAAAAGGAAATGTAAACTTTTTACATGCCTATAGGATGCGAATACCGCGATTTTCGTACACAGACTCGTTTTCTTCTTCTTGTATCCACCCGGCCAGGGCCATTAATGCTGAAACTATAGGGTCGATCTTAAGTCTATCGTGACTTTTTCTAGGGAAAACATTCCCGGCAGCGTCTTCTTTGCAAACCACATTACCTAAACACCACCTCAAAAGAGGACTTCCATTGTGATGGAACCTTCTCTGTCTGATAAGAGCGTCCAGCGTTTTAGTAGGCTCAGACAAGTTTGCCGTATTCATTCTAAACTCCACCATATTTATTCTATGATTGTTCTTTAAATTCTGGGCGAGTTGAGTAGCGTTCCAAGGGTCATAATGCGCTGCGATTAACTTAAATCTCCTGGCATCTTTGACTACAGTTTCTTCAATTTGTGGATAATGAATAGCTTCGCCTGGGGTCTTATGTAAGTAGCCTTTTTCTACACACTCTTCAAACAAAGTATTTGATATTTCTCTCAGTGTTTCTTCTGGAATATATGTGTCGTCAAACGCGTAGTAGTGCCATAGGCCATCTTCATGCATCTTTCTGAATAATTTGAAATTAGATGCCAAGTCAATTTTAGAGGCCAAGTCTAGTCCGATAAAACATTTCTGGCCTCTGAAATCTTCGATGTCTAAAGTAGTGTCCTCGCACAAGTCCCACTTTTGTTGAGAATAAAATGCGCTGGCCTCTGAAATCCAAACATTGAAATGCTTTACTTTTAAGTTGGCCAGGTCGCTCGGAGTTACTCTCGCCTTATTTACTTTCGCTTTAAAAGTCGTAGGGTCCACAGACTGGCCATAGTTAGGGTTGGCCTTAATCCATACATTCTCGTCAAACACATCGTCTTTGTCATCCAGAGTATAGACTAGTGAAAAGAACTGTTCGTCCCCTACCTCCCCAGTGGCCACCTTTTTTGCGTAACAAGACTGTGAATGCCCAATGGACTCTGTGTTAAACCCTGCCGTGGTAATACAAAGAAGGAGTGAGTCTCTTCGCTTACTCATACCCGAGGAAATAACTTCGAACACTTCTTTCTTCATTGCATGTAATTCGTCACATATACCGAGTGCGTCATTCAAACCGTCTAGTCCGTTCTGGTCAGAAGACAATGCTCTTATTTCTGAGAAAGAGGAAGTTTGTTCTATTTTGTGGGCCATCACTTCAATGCCTTTCTTTCGTTTAAAGGACTCATTCTTTCTGGCCATTTCTCTGGCAGAGTCTAAAACAATTCTGGCCTGTTCTTTTCTAGTGGCCAAACATGCCACTTTAGAGCCATTTCCATTAAAGGCACAAAAATAAAGTGCCGTTTGAGATGCCATGGCCGAGTTGTGCGTAGGGATATAAGAGTCAGATATTAAGTAACTACTGTCTTTTGAATCTACTTCAACGCAAAACATCTCCTCAAACTCTTCGGTTTCCTCGACATCGACAATATATCTCTTATCTACATACTTATAAGTTCCTTTGGACACTAGCTCTCTGTCCATAGGAGTGAAGTCTACTATGTAGTGTCTTTTATTATCCTCAGGTATGTTTTTCTCCACAAGAGTAGCTTTAAGACCTAAAGAGCAGGCCAATATTCTAACTTTACGTGCTATGTCAATATCGCTGGAATAGTAGCGGCAACTACTGTCTTTAAATATACTTCCTCCCGAGTCGATCAATCCTCTTAAAAGATCGAGTCTGTCCTCTTGAGGGATAAGCAGCCACTCTTCTTTAAACTTTCTCCCCTTTGACATATCGTTCCCAAGCCAATGACCTACAAAATATGGAGATATTTTACTGTCTGTCCAGCTCCTACTTGCCGCCGTAGGAGAAGCATTTCCTACTGAGTGGTTAGTCTCTCCTCGCAATTTTAGACTTTCTTTTATATCTAAAGCACTGACTACAGATTCATAACCAGAGTGGGTAGGTTTCTTACCTCTTTGGTCTTTGTCGGAAGTAAACCATAAATGCCCGGAGCTGCATTTAACTACAGTGTTGTCCGAAAACTTGACCTTGTAGACTTTATATTTCTGTACAGGAGTTTTCCCAATTACTTTACACACTGAGCCATCTCTAGCATATAGTTCTGAGCCGACTTCTATATCTCTCCATTCTTTAATCCCTTGAGGTGTAGGAACTATTTCATCGAGAGGGTGGGCCTTACCATTCCCTCTTGCAATTTCAATATGTGCTGTACGATACTTCCTAAATCCAGTCTCGTGAGACATCCACCCCATGATGTTCATGAAACAAAAGTTTTGCCAAGGATAGTATTTAATATTAGGAGTATCCCACTCGCCAATAACATGGTGGAACTTTTGGACAACTCTTAAAAAGTGTTCGGCCGCATCTGCATCAAACCAATACAGAGGGAACTCTTCGTCCTGGAACTTTTGTATGTCAGACAAGTAACGACTGCATGCGCCAATAACATATTTACACGCTGTGATTTTACCGCTAACTACATCTAGGGCATACTCGTGTCCGTCGTAGCAGAAGGGGTGTATATGTATGTCAAAGGGATTATTTTTGAGTAGAGTCATTCTACATGAGTAGCAAGCGGCTATCAATTCAGCAAGTGGAATCTAAACTGAAAGTTTTATTTCCTGAGCTCAGTTTTCCTTATGTGACATTCTATCGAGTCTGTTTTATTTTAGAAAGATTTGATTTTGTGTGATCATAGATAGGCTTATCATGAGGCCTAATCTTGGCATTACCAGAGAGTGTTTCAGTAATTCTTTTCTTTGCAATCTTATGATAATTTTTATCAAGTTCACAACCGACATATCGTCTGCCCTCAATTGCAGAGGCAACACCGGCTGATCCAACCCCAGAGAAAGGATCGAAAACTATATCACCTTGAGTAGTCAGTCCTAGAACAAGACGTTGAATTAAACCAACCGGGTACTGACAAGGATGATCTGTTTTTTCAATATGATTACTTTTTACATTTGGAATATCCCAAACATCTTCGGGGTTTTTCCCCAAAGGATTCCCTGATAGTTTTCCTGCATTTGGTCCCTTGAAGTGTTTTTTACCGGGATATTTTGAAGGAACACGTATTGGGTCTAAGTTAAAAGTATAATTGTCACCCTTCGTATACCACATGACAACTTCGTACCTCCCACTAAATCTCTTCTTACAGTGAAGTCCATGACCGAACTTCCAAATGATTCTATTTCGTAGTTTTAACCCTGCTTTCTTAAATATAGGATGAAACTCGATATCAAGAGGGAGTATCTCTCCCTTATCTACAAAGTTACCAACTTGCCAACAGATACTACCTCCTGTTTTTAACCTCGGAATTATTTTATCAATAATTCTTTCTTGCCATTCAAGGTATTGATCAAGTCCTGTTTTTGTCTCATATAATTTTCCTATATTATATGGAGGGGAGGTTACAACGAGGTCAAAAATTTCTTCATTCGGCAGTGCATCTAAGTAGGTTTCAACATCTCCTTTCCAGAGAAGGTATTTGGTGTCGAGGGTTTCTCTTACTTGGGATTTTCTAGAAATTGATTTTACTTTCTCAGTGCTAAGAATTATGTTTTGGGGGCATCCTTGCTCTTGCATATTTTTCTCTCCATTGCCATACGAGCTGTAAGTATATGATTTTAGACACGTATTGTTAAGTAATAATTTTTCTTTTTTTAAGTTCTAAGATTTGGAAAGAATGATACTTTTTGGTCACAAAAACAGGACTTGAT